CCATTACCATCCCACTCGATACTCCGGCGGAACGTCCAGAAGTTCCGTCGAAGACTTACAATGAAATCTACATCATGGACCTTGCCATTTCGGCGCGGTCTATGGGTGAACAAGACAGCATTTATGTCGAGTATGTCCCGTTCGATCAGGCTACTGGCGACCGGCTTCTGAGCGATCGGCGGGAAGTGAGGCTTCCGTTTTGGGAGGCGGTTAATGCGATCCCTTCCGCCGCTGATGCCTTTGCTGCGGTTGCCTTGTGCTTGCCGGATCTGATTGCTTATCAGGCTGAGAAGAATAAGCCGGTCGAGCCGGTTGTTCCTGCTGAGTAATCCCCTCCATCCCAGCCCTTGAGTGGTTCCGACTGCTCAAGGGCTTTTTTTTGCCAATGTCCTAAAAAGACTTTAAACAGTCATTGACGACTGCAATCTTTGTGTCATCATCTGAGGCATATGGAACTAAACAAAACCAAACCAAGCATCCACGTTGGGTTCAAACTGGACCCAAGGGATTATCTCAAGCTGGGCTTTATTGCGTCCAAGACCGGAACAAGCCGATCCCACATTGCCAAGGAAGCAACGCTCCAGTTTCTCGCCGGACTCGGTGGCGGCAACAGCAAGGGAGGGACATCCAAATGAGCACGTTGCAGCTTGAAACCATGCAAAAAGCCGGTGAAGGCGACATGCTCCTTGGCATTATCTACATAATCCTTGGCGCATTGGGTCTGCTTATCCTGTGGCATTTCTCGCACGAGCGTCGTTTGTTGGATCGGCAGCGCCGTCAGCAAATCCGCCGGGAGTGGCGGGCACTTAATGTTCGCGGACTGAACTAAAAATTTCCGACCAGTCGCCTGATCTAAACAAACCCTTGGAGGGTAGCGGGGTCAGGCGGCTGGAAGGATTACAACACAACACTACTATGACGACAAACCAAGACCAAGACCCCATCTGGATCACTCAACAGCAACTGGCTTCCCGTTGGGACGTCAGCACCATGTTTTTGTGGAGGCTGCGGAAAGACAAAAAGATTACGGCTTACCGGATCGGCAAGCGTGCCGTGCGCTACCGGCTCAGCGACGTTGTTGCAGTCGAAGCCAACCTCGGGATTGCCGGAGAATAATCATCAACTAAATCAACCAATGTCCACTGAACTCAAAACAATCACCGCACCATCTGCCCCGCCGGTCTCAGCCCTTGCCGTACTGGCAAGCAAGCTGCACTGCGATCCCAGCAAGCTACTGGCAACGCTGACCAGCACTGTGTTCAAAGGCGCGACCACTGAGGAACTTCTGTCCCTTGTCGTCGTTGCCAATGTGTACGGTCTCAATCCCCTGCTGAAGGAGCTATACGCCTTCCCTGCGAAGGGCGGGGGCATCGTCCCAATCGTCAGCATTGACGGCTGGCTTCGCATCATCAACGACCATCCCCAGATGGACGGCATCCGTACCACCGTCGAGGATGGACCGGACGGACTGCCGATCTCCTGCACCTGTGAAATCTACCGCAAGGATCGCAGCTACCCTACGGTGGCGACCGAGTATTACAGCGAGTGCAAACGCAACACGGAGCCGTGGAAAATGGCTCACCGCATGCTCCGGCACAAAGCCATCATACAGTGCGCCAGAATCGCTTTTGGTTTCTCCGGCATACATGATGAGGACGAGGGTGCCGTGATCGGCGAGAGGCCCGCCAAAGGCCGGGAAATCAACACTGCACGCACCGTGCCCCTTGATCCGTTCGCCGCCGCTCCGGTGACGATCCTGCAATCCACCGAAAGTTGGGACACTGAGTCTACCGAGGAGGTCCAAGACGATGCTTGATCTGCTCTTCTCTGATGAGGATGCGGACTTCCGGCTTTTGAAGTGGGGACTCGACCGGCACGGGTACGCTCGACGCACGATCAACAACAAACCCTTGCCTCCAGTCCGTGCCTTTGCCCACCACTTGGTGCTGGAGCGATCTTACGGACGTCGCCCTGACTGGTCAATCCGTGAGGTCTGCGACCACATTGACCGCAACAAACTGAACAACCGCAGGGAGAATCTTCGCATTGTCTCAATTGTCGAAAACGCACGCAACAAGGATTACAGCAACTGCAAGTACTACATCAAAACTCCTACAGGAAAGTTCCAAGCACAGTACTGGCACAACGGAAAGACCGTCTACATCGGGCTTTTTGATACCCCTGAGGAAGCAAGGGCAGCAACACTCGCCGAAAAGGCAAAGGCATCACAACCAGAAACATTATGATCATTCACGAAAAAGTTATACAAGGCAGCGACGCATGGTTTGCCCTGCGCCGGGGACGACCGACAGCGTCCCGGTTCAAGGACATCATCACCGCAGCCAAGGGAGACCTGTCCAAGTCTGCGCCAGCATACATTGCCGAGTTGATCGGCGAGTGCTTTGTGCCGGACTGGATCGACTTCGCTGGCAATAAGTTCACCGACAGGGGCACCGAGCTTGAGCCGGTGGCACGCAAAGCGTTTGATGAGTACACCAACTACAATACGACCGAGGTAGGCTTTGTGACCCGTGCAGACGGAGTTGTTGGATGCAGTCCCGATGGTCTGATCACCGGACCTTCCGGCGGATACATGAGCGGCGTGGAGATCAAGTGCCCCTCCCCTAAAGTCCACGTTTGCTGGATCATGGCAGGAGGATTGCCGGACGAGCACAAGCAACAGGTCCACGGATCGATGGCAGTGACCGGGCTGAACTCATGGCACTTCTTCAGCTACTTCCCCGGCTTGCAGCCCTTCCACACAATCGTCCACCGGGATGCCTACACCGCCAAGCTTTCCGCTTCCCTCGACGATTTCCTGATACAGTATGCCGCTGCCCGATCAGCGGTGATTCCAAAACTCTCGCTTCAATAAACCAAACCACACAACACAATGTCACAAAACAACCAACGAGGCGGCATGATTGTCTCTCTTAAAATCGACGTCATGAAGATCACCCGTGAGAAGCTCTTTACCGGCAAAAACGGGGCAAAGTATCTGGATTGCGTTGTCTTCATTGACAACGAGAAAGGCCAATACGGAGACAACGGCATGATCGTCGAGGACGTATCCAAGGACGACAAAGCCAATGGCGTTAAAGGAGCAATCCTTGGCAACTGCCGGATCATCCGAGGAGAAGTCGCTGGACAGTCTCACGGCAACGGCATTGCCAACCAGATGCGTCCCCCAATGCAGCAAGCCACTCCCGTCCGTGGAGCAAGCAACCTCCAAAGCGAAGACGAGATTCCCTTCTAACATAATCTAATTTTGCCCGCTCCTTGAGTAAATCAGGGGGCGGGCAATGCTTACCGCATCAATGACCCCGCCAAAATTCTCCAAACCAAAACAGAATCTGTGCCCATCTGAAGTTCAGAACCGCAGGGACTACCGCACGATCTTTACGATCCGGCGTCCCAAAATGGAGCACATTTCCACTAAGCCTGTTGGCGCAGGCATGGTTCAATCTTTGCGTCCCGTTTGGGATGAGTCTGACAAAGCCGAAGCGGAAATGAAAGAATGGATTTCCGTCAACAACCTGCACGACCGGCCAACGACCGTGAAACGTCGTTACGCTAAGAAACCAACCAAGCCATGATCATTTCAACCGAACTTGCCGCATCCCTGCAAAACATTTTGCCCTACGTTGTCACCCGTGTAATCAACTGCGGCGAGGAAGCATGCGGAAAACTTAACTGTTGGAATTGCTGGGGATCAGAAAAGGCAGAAGCAGAGGCAACCGCAGCTGAAGCGATCTTGCAGCAAGCAAAGAAAGTCCTCAAGGCATGGAAAGCGGACCAAAAATGCCAATGTGATGCAGGGGATTTCCGGCACCGGGTGATCCCTCCGATTTGTCCCGAATACTTTGGGGATGATGAATTTTGCGGAGTTTGCTGGCATGACAAAGAATGCCATCAGCTTAAATCGGAGGCTGCAAAATGACCCCAGAACAACGAGAAAAACTAAGGGCCGACATCTACAGGGTCGCCTCAGTCCTGCCTGTTGAGGTGCTGGCGCTTGGATACCTCAGATACGAGAAATTGCGACTGCTTAACGCATCACAGTATGCGAAACTGAACCGGAAGACCTTAACAGGGCAGGGTCATTTTGACGACTTGGTTGATCAACTGGAGGAGCCAAAATGAGACGAGCCATCTACGTCGGTAAAGGGCTTTCCGCAGTCAGTTACGGTATGACCGGAACCATGCAGCCATCGATCAGTCCCGAATCGCCTTACTTCGCTTTCCGACCAGACGGTAAAATGCCGGGACAATGGTTTGTGATGCGGAAAGACCTGTATGTTGCTTCCGAGGACCAAACCAAGTATTACCCAAAACACCCATGAGCGACACCCCAAGAACAGACGAACGTGAGGCAAGGTCCGAAGGCTTGCACGACGAGTGGGCTTTCAGCCTCTGCCGCCAGCTTGAGCGCGAGCTTAACGCGGCCAATCAAAACCAGTGGTCACGCGGCATCCATAGCTGCCACAATGCGTGCGCCAGACCTATGTGCACACTGAGGCGCGAGCGGGACGAAGCCATAGCCGCAATAAACGACTGCGTGAATTGGGCTAACGGAAAAGAAGACGAATGGGGGACTCGCGCTGAAAACTCCTTTAATTTCCTGCATCGTTTTTTGGCCAAATGCAAAACCGACCAGCCAAAATTATGACCCCGATCCAAGACCGCCTTTTCCTCGCTGCACTAGCTCAATCCGGAATTCCGGCCCCGGTTTCTGAGTATAAGTTCCATCCGATCCGCAAATGGCGGTTTGATTTCTGTTGGCCGGACCAAAGACTGGCGTTGGAAATTCAGGGCGGTATTTTCAACAACGGCAGGCACTCCCGAGGGGCGGCAATGCTGAAAGAGTGGGAGAAGCTTAATACGGCTGCTGGCATGGGATTTCGACTCATCTATTGCCAGCCTGCTGACTGCATTAAAATCGAAACCATCAACGCCATCAAGGCCGCACTAAACCCAACCAATTAAACCAATGAGAAATGTAAACTGCCCCAAGACCAAAGTCTGGATTCGATCCGATGCTTTTGGAGGACTTGGCACCAAATTTGAACCGGCATGGCTTGTATCTGTCAGGGCCATGAGGAACCGACCGTTTTGTTTTCAGGCTTGGATCGAAAAGTTCGCGGCTTGTTATGACAAGATTCCGCCGCAGTGCTTGTATTGGTTTGAACCGGACGAAAACCACAAACCACTCCCGTTGCATAAAGTGCAGATGTGGGAATGTTTGTCAGGTGCCATCGAAGTGTGGAGGAAAGACCAACTTAACGACGTCCCGGTGCTGGTCAACCTCGGCAAGGGATCGCCACCAATCCGGGGGCACTACTGGTTCACAATTGATTTCATGCCAGAATCACAGGCACAAGGTATCCTCGACGTTGGCGACTCGGAACTGCTGGAGGAACACAAGGAAGGCAACGTGATCCGGTTGGAGAACGGACAGATTGCGATCTATCCCAACAACCGCATCAAGTGGCTTCCCGTGTCTCTGACCGGCAAAAACGCGGCCAGCACAATCCCCAACTGGGACGTCGCCACTAACGCTCAATGGGACGAGTGGTGGTCCGACAGCGACGAAATCCTCGGCGACGCAAAATGGGCATACTAAGACACGACCATGACAGACGAAGAGAAAGCCAAAGCCAGAGCACAAGCCAAGCGGTTCCTGCCTGCACCATTACCCGATCCGCCAACCGATCCGGCACCGGCACAGAAAAAGCGCACCAAGAAGATCAGGGACATGCCCATGAAGGTCTACGTCAAAAGAGCAAGATCGATCAGGATGTACTCTGTCCAGCTTTGCAAGGATGGCAAAATCTTCACTGCCGGTGAATACCCAACGGTCGAGGATGCCTGCCGAGCCGCGCAGGAGTGGACCGACAAGCTGGATAAATAATCCTTGCGCGATTTCGGGAACCTGCTTGAATGCGGTATCCCGATGGGATGCGGAATTGAACCCCCGCTCTGAGAACATGAAAACTTTGCCACCCCTCCAAGAATTGTCTGCGTTTGTTCCGCAGGGTTCAACTTTTCTGGAGGCGGTGGCCTTTTTATTGTTATGAGAATCCGTACAATCAAACCCGAGTTCTTCCTGCATGAAGGGCTTGTTGAACTGGAGCAATCCAGCAAGCTGCCTGTTCGCTTGGCTTTCATTGGCCTTTGGTGTATTGCAGACCGTGAAGGCCGGTTCAAATGGGAACCACGCAAACTGGGAGTGCAGGTCTTCCCTTACGAGTCAGTGAACTTTGCCGAGGTGCTGGGTGCCCTTGAGGGGACCGGCATGATCCTGCGCTACGGAGCATCCGGTGAGTATGGGTGCATCCCCAGCTTCCTTTCCCATCAGTGCATCAACCTGCGGGAAGCGAAGTCCAACCTGCCGGAATACACGGAAACGCATGTGCATGCACGTGCATGCATGGAAGTTACAAACGAGGCAGAACTCTTCGTAAATCCTGCACGTGGGGAAGGGAAGGGAAAGGAAGTGGAAGGGAAGGGAAATGGAAGGGAAATGGAAGGGAAGGAGTTTGGCGATTCCGCCAAGCAAAAAAACACTGCCAAGGCAAAATGCCCAGAGGAGGTCGAGGCGTTTGCCGTGTCCCTCGGGTGCCCTGCCGGTCAAGGTGCTGCCGCCTATTGGAAATGGGAAGGCAACGGATGGACGAACGGCAAGGCACCGATCAAGGACTGGAAAGCAACCGTCCGGTCATGGAAGGCGCAGGGCTATGCTCCATTCCTGCCCGAGGCTCCGGCCAAGGCAGCACCAAAGTCATTCGCGCAAATCGACCGAGAAGACAAGGAAGCCTCCCGGTACGGTGCAGTTACCATCAAAGCCAAAGTACTAACCTTAGAAGGATAAAACCATGAACGAAATCCCAGACGCAATCGACCCACTCGAGATCACCCGGAAGTTGCAACGCGCAGTCGATGCCCACCAGAAGTTCCAGCATGCCCCGCAAATCGCCGGAAAGGCACCAAACAGCGAGGATATGGAGAAAGTAGGGTACCCACTGCGGGCACTGCTTTGCGTGCCTAAAATGGAGGGTATTGGACTGCAATGGGCGCAGCAGCTTTTACCACTCGCCATGGGTGATGGTCTCATCATCCTCGCTGGCAACCCCGGCACCGGCAAAACGGTGATCGCCACATGGCTGGGACTCCGGCGGATATTCGCCGGGAAAAGCCCAGGCAAGTTCCTGACTGCCTACGAACTATTCTCCCGCATGAAGCAATGCTGGGGCAAGAACGAGGACAGCGAGGCAGTGCTGGCAGCGTGGAAGAAGACGCCATTTCTCGTGATTGATGAGGCGCAAACCCGTGCCGGGACCGAGTGGGAAAACAACGTGTTGGACGAACTGATCAACGCCCGGTACGCGAAGATGCTGCCAACGGTAATCATTGCGAACATCACGATGGAGACCGCACAGAAAAGCCTCGGGCCGCGCATCATGGACCGGGCCAACGAATGCGGCGGGATCGTGAACTGCGATTGGAAGAGCTACCGCCAGTGAACACGCTACAGGCAAACGCCGACAAGACGATCCGTGCCGCCAATGCAGCCGGGATGACGGATGCTGCCATCCTGCGACTGATTGCCCAGATCATCGTCCGGCTGGAGAGGCGAACTACCTGCACCCGCTGGGAGATGGTCGAATTGCTGAAGCGTTTGTTGGATCACTAAAAGTGGCATGATAAAAATAATTGAAGAAAAGTGGAATAAGTAGTGGACAAGAACTATTTGGCGTGTACTCTGGTGACGGGAATTAACCCAACTAACCAAGCCAAACCAAATGACCAACCAAGCAGTTCCAGAAGTCTTTGTCCTTATTCGCTTCGTCAACGGTGACCAACTCACCCGCCGGTTCCATGCTTGTGAAAAAGCATGGCAGTGGGAAATCAAGACTCGGCACGAATACGCCAACCGCCGCAACAAGGAGACCCGAGTCGAAGTGCTGCTTAGCCTGTATGCAGGCTGCACCACCACCGGCAAGTCTTACGGCGGCATCCTCCACGGTTACGACCGATACGAGAACAACTTGCCCAACTACATCCGGCAGGAAGAGCAACGCCAAGCCAAGGCGCACTCCGAAGCCGAGATTGAAGACATTCTCAATAAGTTCGCCGCCTAATTCACCCCGCTGGGTTCGATCCCCAGCAACTTCCAACCAATCCAAGCCAATGCAAACACGCCGCAAATCCCCCACTCTGACCACCGAAGAACGCGCAATCCTCGCCCTCCGCGCCCAAGGTGCCGCCCTTTGGCGCACCCGCAAAGGCACCAACCTTTCCGATCGCCATGTGCAGGGTAGCTGGGGCGACTACAGCTACTGCGCCCTCGACACTCCCGAGGGACTGACTGCCGAGCAGTACCTCAAAGCACTCAACGCCGCCCGCCAGCGCAGCTATCCCTCTTTTAAGTTGGAGGACGGCAAAGTCATTGAAGAAAACTACTACTCAATCGGCGACTAAACATTTTAGCCGGGTTCAATCCCCGGCACCAATCCCAACCAACAAACTACTATGAGCAATCCAATCACCACCCACTCCCGCCACAACCACTCCGTCACCGAGTACTTCTCCCGCAAAGACGACGACGGCGACGTCATTTACAGCTTCTCCAAAGATTTCACAGATACTTGGGACCAAGCAACGGAAGACGTCCATGAACGCAAGAACAGTGACCCATGGCTTCGCATTGAAGAACTGGAAGCCAAGGTGGAGGCTTTGCAGGAAGAACTCAACGACTACCACTGGGCGCAGGAAATCCAGTCCAAAAGCCGCGTTTCCTGCTGTTAATTATCCCACCGGGGTTCAATCCCCCGGCAACAACCAACCCAACCACCACCATGACCACCATCCCTAAACTCATTCGCTATTCTTCCCCCGCCGGTCCCTACTGGTATCACCCAGACCACCCCGATTGCCAAGACGGCGCTGTCCTTCACGAGGAACCGGAGGACTGGACTCAACCGGAAGCCACTGGCATCGAAGCTGAAGTGATCCGGGACATTGCTGACAGGCAGCGCATGGGCATTGCGAAATACGGCTGCACCGTCGCCGAGTCCTTGGACGACATGTGCCGTCATGCTTACGAGGAAGCCCTCGACCTCGCCATCTACCTCAAGGCCGAACTCACCCATCGGGCCAACGATCCGAACTACAAACACTACACCCATCACCAACCAAAACCATGAAGGTAAAACCTCAAAAGCCAACACACTCAGGCTTCCTGAAAGAGCAGGTAATGCTTCTCAAAGGACATGGATGGATTGCTCACGCAAAGGAGTTTGAGGAAGCAATTACGGCTCTGCAAATCATCCACACATGGGCAACCTTTGACGGCGGTCGATGTCTTGATCCGCAACACGTCGAGAAGCTGACCAGAAAAGCGCTGAAGGGATTTATTACAAGCAACCCAAAACCAAAATTATGACAAAAGAAACCGCGTATCTCTACCTCCCGATTGTCCAAGCCCTTACTGAGGGCAAAACGATTGAGATTTTTAGCCACCAAGGGGTCTGGCAAGAAGTACATGATTTAAATTTTAGCCACAGTTCCGCTCGATACCGCATCAAGCCCGAGCCAGTAACGATCCCACTGGGGCCGGAGGATGTGCCGCCGGGGAGCGCCATCAGGGGTATCGGATTCCCCGAATGGTGGATGGTAACAGGCGTCGCAAAAATCCAGGTTAACTGTGGGGAAAGAACTTGGTCAACCTACGAGGCTCTTCAGAAAAATTGTGAGATCAAACGCCCCGGCGAGGACTGGATGCCTTGTCATAAGTCCGCCTGAACCAAACCACAACCAACCAAAACCATGAGCGAACTATTTGACATACCCGAAACCAAAAGTCCTCGCCTGATCTGGATGGATCGGCACGGGATCAAGGTAATCGCACTAAGAACCAACGCCAAGTCTTTTAACCGCTGGATGGCATACAGGCATGACAGAGACTTCATTAATGCCAGTGCTTACGGACCAACCGAGGACGACGCAATTACCTTGCTTGCCGTTAAGCTGGGCATCCGGCTCTGGAACGAAAAAATCTAATCAACCAAAACAAACACCATGGACGCAAACGACCTGAAACAATACGAGACCATCATTAAACGCAAACCCGGTAGGCCAGCAGGCTCCGGAAATGGCCGCAAGGTCACCACTCGATCCATCTGCCTGTCCATCGTAGACTGGGACCGTCTAGATGCCGAGAGGGGCAGTCTAAGCCGAGGAGAGTGGGTACTCAGCAAGATGGGCAATATCCCCTATTGATATCCCGGAGTTTGCGGAATACGCGATTTCATGAAGTTGCTGATCATTACCGCCGAAGTGCTGAAGATGCTGCCAGGCCAAGGGCAGGGCACCTTCCGCAAACTCCTTGCCGCCCGGTGGATCGCCCCCTGCACCCCAACAGTGCGCCCGCTCTACCGATCCGCCGACGTCCTCGCCTGCCTCTCCCGTCTAGAGGCCGGCGAGGTTCCTGTACCCATCTACCGATGGCAATCCTGCCTCGGCACCGACTCCCGCGCCGTCTCCCACCTGCTGCCCCTTAATGGCACCCGAGCCTACTGCGGCAAGACCGGCGAGTGGATGTCCCAAGCCAATGGCTCCGTGCAATGCTCACGCTGCCAAGGTGCAGCCAAATCAATTACCGTCGAACAACCATGACCGATCCAACCGAACCGCTGGCGCTCCTCTGCGACGTCTGCAAAATGAAGTTCGTCCAACTCCTTCCCAAGCTCATGCGACAACTGGGGGACAACTGCATCAAGCTTTGTCGCAGATGCTCCTGCCAGACAAAACACACGATGCGTCCCATCAGTGAACGAGTAAGTCGTATCGAACCGGCTCCGCACCAAAAGAAGCGCAAAGCACCATTGCAGTACAGTGCTGGCAAGACCGACGACGAAGCCATTGCCGCCGCAGCAGAGCGTGCAGGAGTCAGCATCCGCAAAGGAAAGTACAACGAGGAGACATACGGTAAACTGAAGTCACGCCTGAACCTTATCTCTGGCGGGAAGGAGAAGATGCCGTGGATGTACGGACTAGGGGAACTGTAAATTGACAGCAACCCGGTTTCCGTGGACTACTAAGCATGACAGCAGGACAACTCAGATTTGCAGCCGGGATCGCGGCAGGACTCAAGGTCACCGAATCCTATGCCAAGGCATTCCCGAAATCCAAGAACCCAGAAAAAGACAGCGCAAGACTCATGTCAGAACGCAACCCGGAAAAAGCCGGAATCACCGCTGAGATACAGAGACTCAGGATGAAAGCCGAAGACCGAGCCGGTGGTGTAGTCATGGACCTGATCGAAAAGCGCACGATCCTCGCCCAGATCGCCAGAGGCGCAGAGAAGGACAACGACCGGATCGCCGCCATCAGAGCAGACAACGAACTCGGGCCGGACGGCTCCGACAACAAGTTGATTATCACCATCAATCGGGTATGACCGTCACCCTGCCCCACAGGTTCGAGCCTCGACCGTACCAGCGGGGCATCATGCAAGCCATCTGCCAAGACGGCGTGAAGCGGGGCATCTGCGTGTGGCACCGAAGGGCGGGTAAAGACAAGACCTTCCTGAACATCATGGCCATAATGGCCGCACAGAAGATGGGCAACTACGCCTACTTCTTCCCCACTGCCGTCCTCGGGCGCAAAGCCATGTGGGACAACATCGATGCCAACTCAGGCATGAAGGTCATCGACCACCTGCCGCCGGAGCTTGTGGCGAAGACAAACGAGCAGCAGATGAAGATCACGCTGGTCAATGGCAGCACGATCCAAATCCTCGGGACCGACACGCTCGACGTCGTTGGCGGCAACCCCATTGGCGTGATCTTCTCCGAGTCAGCCCAGCACAACCCACTGGCATGGGACTACATCCGTCCGATCCTGCGGGAGAACGGCGGATGGTGCATCTTCAACGGAACGCCGCGTGGGAAGAACTGGTTCTATGACTTATTGGAAACCAATCGGGAAAACCCGGACTGGCATGTAGAGAGGCTCAGCGTGGAGGACACTGGCGCACTCAGTGCCGACGATGTGCAGGAGGAGCGGCGTTCCGGCATGCGCGAGGAGATGATCCGGCAGGAGTACTACTGCGACTTCTCCATCGGCCTTATTGGTGCCATCTACGCCGACTTGCTGGACGAGGCGAGGGCAGACAACCGGATATCCAAGGACGTCGTCTGGGAGCGTGGATCGCTTGTCTGGACGGCATGGGACTTAGGGGCACCGGAGAACACTGCGGTCTGGTATTTTCAAGAGATCGGAGGGGAGGTCAGGGTCATCGATCATGACAGCGGTCTGCAACTTGGCACCGCACAACGAGTGGCCCACATGATCAAGAAGGGCTACAGCTACGCCGGTCACTTACTGCCGCACGATGCCGAGGCGACCCAGAAGAACTCCTTGTCGTTCAAACAGGAATTGCAAAACGCCGGACTTGCCAACATTAAGGTAGTGCCCCGCACTCAGAACATCTGGCACGGCATCAGCAGGATGCGCGAGGTACTGCCCCGCTGCCGCTTTGCACTGCCGCAGTGCGCTGCTGGTATCAACGCACTGGAGTGGTACCACAGGCGCGAGGACAAGGCTAAGGGCTACATTGCCAATGAGCCTGTCCACGACTGGTCAAGCCACACTGCTGATGCCTTCCGTTATATTGGGGAAGCCATGTTGCAAGGAATGGTGGGCCGGAACAGTCTAGGTCATCAGTTCTTTGCCCCTCCAACCGTCAAGAAATACAGTGCCTAGTCATGCATGGGACAAGGCAGAGGAACTGACCGAGGGGATCGGTGGCTCGTCATGGATTGAGGACGTTACCGCTCACTTAGCCAGTGGCGGCATCCTGATTGCCTCAGAGGAGTTCGTCATGCTGTTCCGGTCAGTTGATACCAGTTGGCCCGAGGACCGGCTGGACGATCCATGGCAGGTCGATCCGGCAGGAGATGCATGGTACGTTTGGATGATTGTCGGAAACCTGCGGCACGTCGTTGGTCTGGTTCGATCAGGCACTTGGCCGAACAAGTTGGCAGTTGCTTTCCACCGAAGGGGTAACCCAAAGTGGTATCAATTGGCCAACCTGATCAGCAAAATCGATGAAAAAACCCAACAACGACAAAGCCGTCAAGCAGCAGAAGCAGGCGAACCAGCAGTCGCAGAAGAACTTCAACACCCAGATGAAAATGATGCAGCAGCAGATGAAGCAGGCTGAAGCCGTCCAGTTGCCTACATACGAAGCGCCTGCTCCTAGTCCGACCCGGTCTAGTGCTGACGTTGCTGCCGCCGGACGGGAAATGCGGATGAGTCGTCGCCGGAAGTATGGGTTCAATCAGAGCGTGACTCCGAGCGGAGTGCAGGGCATGGCATCAGGCATGGTGGCAAACAACCCTACCGCCATGCTGGGTGGCGCAACTAGCTACTAATGGACGCAAAAGCCGAGAAACTCTCCCTAGAGGCTGCACAGTTGCAGGCAGAAATGTCATGCTTCCAGAGCATCTGGCAGCAGTGCGCTGACCATGCTTTGCCGCTCCGCAGGCTGGGCTTCACTCAGCAGGGCAGCAGCTTTACCGAGGACACCCGGTTACAGTCTGACGTTGCTGTCGATGCCCTCAACACGCTGGCCAGCGGCATGACCTCATGGGTCACTCCAAGCCAGCAGAACTGGTTCCAATGGGAAGCCAATGAGTCAGTCAACGGCTCCGAGGCAGTGAACATGTGGCTTTCAGATTGCACCGCGAGAGCACACAAGGCACTAGCCAACAGCAACTTTTACCACGCTGTCCACCTCGGGTATCTGGACCTTGGTGCGTTTGGCACCGTTGGTCTGTCCGCCGAAGCCGGGAAGGATCGTCCGCTCAACTTCCGATGCTGGCACGCTGGCACATTTGCCTGTGCCGAGAACGACGAAGGAACCGTGGATCGCGTCTTCCGCTTCTTCACTCTTACTGCCAACCAAGCGGTTGAGCAGTTTGGAGATCAGGCACCTGCCGTCTGCATCAAAGACGTCGAAGGCAACAAGCGGCACACAAAGCACCAGTTCATCCATGCCGTGTACCCTCGGGACCGCAAGGACCGCAACCCTGCCGGTGGGCCAATGGGCATGCCGATTGCGTCTTGTTACCTGCACCAGCACAGCAAGACCATCGTCAAGGAAGACGGCTTTGAGTCGATGCCGGTGATGGTTAGTCGCTGGCTCAAGTGGAGCGAGGAATCGCCCTACGGAGTCTCCCCTGCAATGCTGTCAATTGCTGACATTCGCGGGAGCAACTACCTTGAAAGCCTGATGGCAGCAATGGCCAACCTGAAGGTCAATCCTCGGGTCATCACCAAGACCGGAGCCGTTGGCATGGTGGACCTTGGGCCGGGTGGAGTTACTCAGGTCAGCGACATGAGCGATGCGCCACAAGTCTGGGCCGATCCTTCCGACTACCGGGTGGGACTTGACTTGGTCAACCGGGTGGACACTCGCATCAAGCGGGCCTTCCACATGCCGCTGTTTGAGCAGTTCGCGTCCTTGGAACGGCAAGTCACCGCCACCGAAGTCCGAGCACGGCAGGCAGAGCAGTTGGCACGCATTTCACCGGCATTCACTCTGCTGACCACGGACTTGATCAATCCACTGCTGGAGCGTGTCTTCATGATCCTCTTCCAAGCGGGACGGTTCCCACAACCGCCGCAGGAAGCCTTCATTCAGGATGCCGCCGGTCAGTGGCGTTTGCTGTACCCTCAGACGATCCAGATCAGCCGGATGTCTCAAGCCATCGAAGCGCAGAAGGAGCAGGCGTTTGCCAGCACCATTGAGACGTTCTTCCCGTTGATCCAAGCCCAGCCAGAACTATTGGACGACTGGGACTTGTCTGCTGCTCAGCGTGATATTGGACGCGGCAAAGGAGTGCCTTCCAAGTACTTCCGATCCCTTGAAGACAAGGCTATGATGCAGCAGGCACGGGCAGAAGCTCAGCAAATGGCACAGCAGCAGGAAGCTATTACCGAGGCAGCAGTCAAGAACCCTGAACTGGCAATGCAAGCCGCAGGAGCAATGGGAGGCGCAGCGTAGTGGGCACCTTAACTCCACTTGAACAGGCACTGTTCCAGACGATCCCGTTGGACGAGTTCGCCGCTGCCTGCCGCAGTGCATTCTCCGGTCAGTCCGGCGTGATCCTGAAGAAGGCGCTGTGCTCCGTCGCGCATCCTTACTTTGCGCCAGTGGGCAAGGATGCTCTGGAGACCTACCGCAAGATTGGCCGCGCCGATGTGGTCAACCTGCTCCTGCGCTACAGCGAAGCAGAAGCCACCGCATCAACCATCCTTAACCATGAACCAACCATCACGCCAGAAACGGCCATACAACAGGAAGCCGGTAAGCCCTCCCGCAAAGCAAGACTACGAACCAGCGGAAGTGGGGCAACGCACGAGGGCACCGATCCCTCCGTGCCCACCGATGACTTTATCGGAGGGGACTAAGACCCCTGCCGTCGTCGAGTGGAAGGCTAAGTACGGCCACCTAATCTAACCAAAACCAACACAACCATGCCCGAAGAACTAGTACCCGTCGAACAGACAACCCCAGCCGCACCAGTTGCCGCCGCACCAGTGGATGCGCCATGGCAGCAATCCATTTTCACGCCGGACGGTCAGTTCGTGCCGGAGTGGCAGACCAAGCTTCCTGCCGACTACGAAGAGGATCGCGCCCTGCTTGCCAACTTCAAAGACCTGAAGGGCATCACCAAGAGCCTCAAGGAGAACATGACCGCAGCCAGGGCAAAGCCGCCCGGTCTGACCATTCCTGCCGCTGATGCTGCGCCGGAAGTACAGGCAGCGTACCAGAACGAACTCAAGAAGCTCTACGGAGTGCCAGAAACCGTGGACGGCTACAAGTTCGACAAGCCTGCCGCGTTGCCTGACGGCGTGGAATGGAGCGACGACGCTGCCAAAGCCTTCGCCAACAAGGCGCACGAGCTTGGATTGACCCCTAAGCAGGCTCAAGCCTTGGTGCAGTATGACATGGACAGGCTGACTGGTGCGACGGCGTCACAGCAAGCGGAGGCGGCTCAATTGGCCGAGTACGAGCGGGGCGAGATGGCAAAACGCTGGGGCGACAAGGTGGACACTCACCTGTCCCTTGCTGCCCGGTTGGCGACCACGATGAATCTACCCAACGCACGGGAACTATTTGATCCCAAGTCCCCACTCTTTGCTGGAGTAGACATGACTGCTGCCTTCGCCCAGCTTGCCGGTCAACTCGGTGAGTCGAAACTGGTCAGTGGTGCAGCCGTTGCCAACCTCGGGCCGGAACAACTCGCCAAATCAATCATGGGAGACAAGAGCAACCCAGAGTACGAAGCCTTCCGCAACGCTAGTCACCCCAACTCGGCAGCAGTCCGAGCCAAGGTCGCTGCACTGTGGAAGCAGGCATCACCAACTTGACGTCAATCGAATCAGGGCCGCTCTGGAAAGTTCCGGGGCGGCTCTTTTTCTGTCTTGCAATTGGAAATAAGGGTATCCCGTAGTGATGCACGACTGAGTCCCGGACATCCGGCTTAACTCACCAAGTCGGCGCAGCAGATACGGCCCGAGATCGGCCTACCGGATGATGCAGCGAGATTGAAATTCTCACTCACATAACATCATGTCCGATTATTCTGCTTCACTCACGATCCCCGATCACTTCCGCCGACAGTTCTCCACCCAATGGGAAATGGAACTGCAACAAGCCAATCAGAAGTTTGCTTCTGCTGGCACTCTTGAATCCGCTTGGTCCTCCAAAGAATACGTTTGGACTGACCTCGACATCATCGAAGCCGCCGAGACCACTGGTCAACGCTTTGGCGACAGCAACCCGTCCGACGTTGGCGGTGGTAAGCGCAAAGGCTACCAGCGCCAGTTTGAAGTTGGCATCAAGCGCGACCAGTGGGACAACCAGTGGCTCAACACCCAGGCCCTTCCTGATTCTGATATCATCATGAACATGAAGGCTGGGTTGAACCGGAAGATGGACTCCGTGTTCATTGAAGCCGCCACTGCCGCCAGCCTTGGTGGTGCCGATCCGTTCAACACCTCCATTGCCCTTCCTGCTACCTCTGAGATTGCAGTCAACTACGCTTTGACTGGTGCTGCCACCAACATTGGTCTGACCCCGTACAAGATTCTGGAAGCCGTAAAACGCTTTGAGACCGCTGAAGTGGACGTCGAGCAGGAAGAGCTTTACCTCGCCATCAGCCCTCGCCAGAAGCTGGACCTCGTCACTTTCGTTGCTTCCGCACCAAACGACATCTGGGCCAAGATCGTTGGTCAGTGGCTCTCCGATAGCCAGACCGGCAAGCCGACCAAGCTGATGGGTTTCAACACCATCATCAGCAACCGTCTGTTCACCACTGGTTCTGCCAGCACCGACGTTCGCACCTGCGTTGCCTTCACCAAGTCCGCTTTCAAGGTCTCTCCGATCTCCCAGCGTCTTGAGATCGACAAGCTTCCCACCAAGCGCCATGCCCTCCAGATCATGAGCTACGCCGCTTTCGGTGCCGTTCGTGTGAAGGACGAAAAAGTGCAGGTGATCTACTGCGACGAGTCCCCTTAATCGCAAGCCCTGAAACCCCTACCCCTTAACTAGAAAAACATCATGGCTACTTACTACTCTGACATCGAAACCAAGCGCCGCGCCCCGGCTCTTTACACCATCGTTGACGGTGCCAAACAGGAAATCGAAGTGCGCTTTATGCGTTTCCTCGTGACCGTCGTTGGCACCGAGGCAAACGGTGAGTTCCACGTTCTGACAAGCCAACTCCCGTCCGACAACATCGAGATTCTCGTCGAGAACTCCCGCATGCGAAAGATCGCAGGGACCGTGTCCAGCACGATGAGCTTGGCCTACGTCCGCGCAGGCTCTGCAACCGTCCTCACCACCGTTGCCGCCTACACTGGTGCTGCCGTGACTCCATTCGTGAGTGCCAACGCTCTGGTCCTGCCAGTGCTTCGCCAGACCGATGGCATCCGCCTCATCTGGGACGCTGTCACCACCGCCACTGCTGGCGCGACCTTTGAGGTCGAACTTGCCTTCCGCAAGAAGCTGTAAAATTGGTTCATTGGTTGGCCCCCGGCCTGGACTTGTGCCGGGCCGGGGGTTTTGCTATTTACGCTCATGACTGAAACGACACTCGCAAACCTTGCCCTCGGGCACATTGGCATGGCACGGATCGCAGACCTGTCCGAGAACACCGTTACGGCAGAGCATGTGCGCCGGATGTTTGACGCAGTGCGGGACAACCTCATGCGTGCGTACCCTTGGAATTTCGCGGTGCGCCGGATGCAACTGACGGCATCTGCGACCGCTCCGGCGTTTGAGTACACCTACGCTTATCCTTTGCCCAGTGACTGTCTCCGGGTGCTGGAGATCAACGGATGTCCTCCCGGCGTAGGCAGCGTGCCGTTTGAGATTGAGGGCACGGAGGTGCTGACCAACCTGACCACATGCAAGCTGCGATACCTGCGGCGGGTAGAGCAAGTCAGCCTATGGGATGCCAACTTCTGCGAGTTTTTTGGCTACGAGCTTGCCAAAGCAATTGCCCCTTCCTTTACTCTCCAGACCTCTGCCATCCAGATGCTTGACGCACTGGCTGCACCGGCAAGGGCAAGGGCCGAGGAGACCAACGCCGCTGAGACCATGACAAGAGTTATCCCGTACCACGAACGCATGGACTCTTACACCTCTGCCAGATACGGTGCTGGGTTCCCCAATTACCCCGATCCCGTAAACACTGAAATCTACCCATAATGGCACGGATACTAACCAATGCATTCAACGCCGGGGAGCTTACGCCGGACCTGATGGGTCGCGTGGACCTTGAGTCGTTGAAGAAAGCCTGCCGGGTATGCCGGAACTTCCTTCCTCGGACGTTGGGCGGGGTGCGTCGTCGTCCTGGGATGCTGTATCTAGGAGAAGCCAAGTACAACACGAAGCAGTGCCGACTGCTGCCGTTTAACTTCAGCACAACATCCCGGTTCGTGATGGAGCTTGGTGATGGATACCTGCGCTTCTGGAAGGACGGTGCCTTGGTGCTGTCTGGTGGTGTGCCGCTTGAGCTTGCCGCACCTTGGACCGAGGCGCAGCTATTTGGCATCCAAATGGTGCAGGTGAACAACCTGATCTTCTTCACTCACCCCAGCTTCCATCCTCAGGAACTGCGCCGGGTAAGTGATACCAGTTGGACGTTGGGGGACTTCGCATGGAATTGGCCAGCTATGCGTGACCTGAACGACACGACCGGCACGATGCAATGCTCCGTCATGACTGGCAGTGGCACTTTGACAAGCTCAGTGGCCCACTTCACCAACGAGAACGTGGGGAGCTACTACCAGATCACCCACCGCAGGGCAGTGGCTACAGAACAGCTTCCGCTGACGGCAACGGCTACTACAACGGCACTGCGGGTGCTGGGTGCGTGGGAGCTTTATACTTTTGGGAAATGGACCGGAGAACTGTTCCTTGAGGTTCAAAAGGTGGACGGCACTTGGCAGACACTGCGGTCATGGGGCGCAGATAAGGACAACAACATCCAAGCCAATGGCACGGTAGATGTTGAGACGGCAATGCGGATGCGGTATGTTGCTGGTTCCCACACAGGCACTCCTGATCCTCGGGCCGAACTTGCTGCCATCGATCCATCGATCCATGGTCTGGTCAAGGTGACCGGCGTGACGTCATCGACTGTTGCCAACGTGACCGTTATCAAGGCACTGGAAGCCACCACGGCTACGCTGGACTGGGCAGAGGGTGCATGGTCTACCCGGCGCGGCTATCCTCGGGCATGTGCGATCCACCAGCAACGACTCACGTTTGCTGGCAACGCCGCAGAACCGCAGAAGATTTGGGGCAGTGCGATCAACGACTTCAACAACTTCCAGCTACTAGAGTTTGAAGACTCTGCTTATGCCGTGCAGGTGGCAGCACAGGAAGCCAACCCGATTGTCTGGCTGGCTTCTCAGGAAGGGTTGATCGTAGGCACCGAGGGCGACGAGTGGCTACTGGACAGCGGTGACGGCGTGATCTCGCCAACGAACCCACCGTACAGCAAGCGGAAGACCAAGTTTGGCAGTGCGGACCTACAAGCCCAACTGGTGGGCAGCGTCGTCCTGTTCGTGCAGCGTGGCAGCAGGGCACTGCGTGAGTACGTCTTTGCCTTCGACGAGCAAGGGTACAAGGCACCGGACCTGACGCAGCTTTCCGAGCACATGACCAAGTCCGGGTTCAAGCAATTTGGGTATGCCCAGAACCCAGACAGCATCATCTGGGCAGTGACCAACGACGGCATGCTCCTGTCATGCACCTACCGGCGGGAGTCTGAGGTGGTGGCATGGGCACAGCATCCAACCAGTGGGTTTGTGGAAAGCGTCTGCACGATCTATGGGGCGAATGATGCCGACGAGGTCTGGTTCTCCGTCCTGCGCGAGATTGACGGCGTGACCAAGCGGTTCATTGAGCGGTTTGATCCAAACCACTGGCAGTTGGTGGACAATGGCGCAGAGGACCGGGCATCGTTGATCTATCTGGACTCTGCGATCCGGCAGGAAAGGGCGATCCCTCCACTGATCGTCACCGGACTAAGTCATTTGGAAGGTGCAGTGGTTTCCGTAATCGTAGAAGGAGCAGAGCAGGCACCACGCAAGGTGATCGGTGGGCAGATCACATTGGACTACGACGAGACTCCCAACGGTGGTGAGTATGTAATCGTTGGCCTTCCATACATGTCCCGTATACAGCCTTTCCTGTCCGATCTCCAGCTACAGGATGGCACCGCTCAGGGCTTGCAGCACCGCACCCCAGAACTTCGGGTCAGGCTGCACCTGTCGGGTGCCATGTCCACAGGTGACAGCGACGTTGGCCCTTTCCGGCCCTTCCTGTTCCGCAACCCGAACCCAACGATGGACGCGGCAGTGCCGTTGTTCACTGGACTGACAGAACCCATTTACCACCAAGCCGGGTTCCTTGACGGCACCAACTTTGAAATTCGCACCGACAGTGCTCAGCCCTTGAATATTCTGATGGTGGTAGCCCATACTGGTATCTATGCACGATGATCTTCCTCACCTGACCGTCCGGCCTTATACGCCAGATGACGCGGTCATGGTCGCCGAGTGGTGGAACTGGCGCGAGTCTTCCACGTTTCCTGTGGCGATCCTTCCTCCGCTTGGGGTGATTGTCTGCGACGAGTCCGGCCCAATGGTGGTGCTGTGGTGCTACGAGTGTTATGGCGTTGGCGTTGCCATGTTGGAGGGCGCAATCTCTCGTCCGAGCCTGTCCTTGGCGCAATCAACTGCGGCATTTAAGGTGGCAGTCCAAGCCTGCATCAGGTTGGCCGGGACGTCAGTAGAACCACCGGCAGAGTTCAGGGTCTTCCGCGCAACCACATTGCCGTCCATTGCACGCATCCTGCGGCAGATGGGCTTTGAGTCCGGCGAGACCCAGTACGTCTCCTCAATCTTTTACAATCCAAATTAATGGCACTTAATCCAGCAACAGTTGCTGCAATTACAAAAATTGGGGGCACTATTTTTAAAGTGGGATCGGTGGTCGCTACCGGCGTTGGTGCCGGGGTATCTTACCAAGCCAGCCAAAACGCTGCCGCAACGAACGCTCAGTTTGCGCTGATGAACGCCCAAGCCGCCACCCAAGGGGCGCAGCAACAGGGCAGCATGCAGGCAGCGCAGGCGCAGCTTGAGGCAATCAAGCAGGGGAAGGCACAGCAAGCCGCCTACGCCAACGCAGCAGGCATCAGGGCACAGACAGAGCGGGAGAGCGGCAACGCGCAGGAGAACATCCGCAGGAGCCGTGAAGACTTTGCACGGATGCTTGCCCAGCAACGTGCAGCTACCGCATCCCGAGGAATCGTGGACACAACTGGATCGCCACTGGAACTACTGGTCAAGGGAGCGGAGACACAAGCCTTGGCCGAAGAGGAGATGCGCTACGCCGACGAGATTTCCCGCCGTCAGGGCTTCCGCTCCGCTGATCTGGAAACGATCCGTGGCGAGACCGCAGGCATCGACGTTGGCATGAGCTTGCTTGCTGCTGCTGCGGCACGGAACAACGCTGCCATGGGAATCAGTCAAGCACGACTGAACCTCTTTGGCGAACGAGCGCAGTCTGCTGGCATGCGCTCAGCCGCAACTGGCAACCTGATCTCTGGCATTGGCGGCATGGCGCGGGATGCTTATTCCTACCGCCGGACCACCAGCACTCCCTACAAGGGCTACAAAGATTCGACCCCAATTCGCAACATAAGCGACACCATCATTTGATATGGCAAGAGGCATCCCCATCCCCTACGAGCAACTCCCTAAGACCACGACCAACCTCGGGGGATTCCAGAAATCTGCCGGGATTGAAGGTCTGAGCACTGACAACTCCGCATCCATCCGTGCGGCAGGTGCCGTTGCCCAAGTCGATCCGCGAGGGTTTATCGTTGCCGAACAGCAAGTGGGTGCCATTGGGCAGGCGATTGCCGGTGAAGGGCAAGCCATCATGGCGATCCGGCTGAAGCAGAACGAGGCGATCAACATTCGGAAAGAGTACGAGGCGAACACTTCGATGGAGATGGCACAGGACCAGATCAACGCCGACCTTGAACTGGAACCGGACGAGACCAAATGGGCAGGAATTGCCGAAAAGCACTCGACTGCATTGCGGGACTCCCTGCTGAAGCAAGACCTGTCGCCGGACGCAAGGGACGCGATCTCCATGAAGATGGATTCATGGCAACGACGCGCATCCTTGGCTGTTACACTGAACTCTGCAAAGCGGTCCAACGACAAAGTGGTGGATGCTGCGATGGCAGAAGTCACTCAACTGGTGACCAGCAAAAATTATGTTCTTGCGGGAACTAAACTAAAAACCTTGGTTGATTCTGGTTTTGTCAGTAAACAGGAAGCGGCAAGGCAAGAGGCTCAACTCAAAAGGCTTGCCGATCAGAATAGGTCATCTGAAGCATTAAAGTTTGCCGCTGAGAACTACGACGTTTTTAAGGCAAACCCAGATCAATATTTAGAAGGACTGGACATTGAAGACCAACTTGCCATCAAGAGCAAAGCGGACCAAATAAACCGTAACAAAATTGCCAACAGTGCAGATGACTTTTCAGACAAAGTTGCAGGGAAGCAGTTTGACACGCTGAAAGACTTAGAGGCGGCATTCCCTGCCGACATGCGTGAGACCACTAGGCTTGAGTTTAAGAACATGTGGAAGCGGATGAACAACGCCGAAACACAGGCGAAGCTAATTGAGGATGCGCCCATGAACTTTTCCCGGTACAAGGACTACGTCAAAGCCTACAACCGAACCGAAGACCCGGACGGCAAACGATTCGTGCAACTAAAGCTGGCAATCGACCAAGCAATCCCTGAAGGACTGCGGTTGTACTTGCTCAATCCCTTAAAGGCCAAGTACAGCGGGACCGGCGGACCACAAATTGCGGATGCCGTGCGTGATACTGTAGACAACATCACCCGTTCCATGTTTGATGCCGGTGGGTTTGGCCAATACAAGAGCCTCCAACAACGTGCCGGTTTTGCCCCAGTTGAAGTGGTGGACGAGAAGAAAAAGATCACAGCCTATGTCGAGCGAGGCAAAGCAGAGATGCACATGGATCAATGGATGGCACAAACTCCCAACGCAACCATCACTCAAGCAACGGAAGAACTGAACAACTTCCGGGCAGGCAAGGCGGCAACGATCCGCGCAACGGTCCAGCCTATGGCACCTCCGCAGGAAATCCCAGAAGACGAGGCGGAACCAACCGCTACACCAGAAACCTTGTCAGAATGGGACTTGGGGCTTCCATCAGTAAGGCAACCAAGGGACAGGGCTGGGCTAACGCCGGGTGCCGCCAATGTTGACAATGTTGAAGACGCAAGTCTGCTTATCCCTTTTCCTCCCGGCACCGATCTTAGTTACGAACCTGCTCAATAATGGCAACCATCCTTAATCCTCTCGCCCCTGCCCCAACTCCAGCCGTTGATTATGCCGCCCTGCGGCAAATTGACCTTCAGCGGCAAGCCTTGGATCATGAGGAGATGTATCTCAACACAAACGCATACATCACGGGGCTTCCACAAGAGCAACAGACTGCGCTAAATAGCTACTTGGAGTGGGCACCTGACCCCGAGGGCAGCAAGCGCAAAAGCGTCAACCGTGGCTACATTGGAGACTTTTACGGACTGCCGGACGAAGCATTGGGAGAGGGCGGATACCAGACCTATCGGGACCGATACGCCCGAGAAGTGCTGGGAGTTCCGCAGGGCGGGAATTTGAACGACGACTCATTCTTTGAGTTGATGAAGGAGCGGCAGCAGAAGCAGAAGGATTTCCGAGGGATTGCCGAATACTTCAGCGACGATGCAATCAAGTCCACGATGGTTTTCCAGCCACAGGATTTGCTGGTAGAGGCTGGTCGCATCAAGAAGGATTCCCAAGCGTTTCCCAACATGAACGAGGAGGACGGGAATCGACTGGCAACGCATTGGTCTGACGTAAGGATGCGGCTTGAGGAGCGGGTTTCTCCATTACGTCCACAGGCGCGGGAGATTTACGACATGCTGTCCAAAGGGAAGCTGGAGCGGTTTGGGGACGAGGCACAGACCTCAATTGAAGGTGCCATCGACCGTTTGACGATGATGAACCCAGACGAAAGGGCTATCGTCATTTCCATGCTCAAAGGGCAGATGGGATCAGACACCAGCGGGAACACCGTGGAGAAAACAGCAGGGGCGGCAATCCGAGGATTTGCTGGAAAGCTGCGTGGGTTTTCAAGCTACACCGAGCGCAACTATTTAGGCCGAGGAATGAGTGAGTTGACCACAACCGGCACAGTTGATGCCAGTCTGGACACTCCTGAAAAAATCAGTCAGCGCATTTCAAGCGGATTGCCGCTGGTCTCAAAGCTGGAAGGTGATATCGGCGGCACGATTGCTAAGCCTTCCAGAACAGTTACCCCAGAGGAGCAGGCAAAGGTGCAAGAAATGATTGCTGCAAAAGTGCAGCGGGCAGAGGTGGCAGCGCAAGCCATTGGCATTCTTGAAGGAACCATTGACCCCATCAAAGCGGACAAGGCACTGAACGAAGGTCTTCTTGCGTCCACCGGCACTTATGTTCAAAAGACAGCGATTGACCTTGGATACTCCTTGGGGGCAATGGCGACAATTGCTATCCCGTACGCTGGACTTCTGATCGCCCAAGGCGGATACGCCGACGATGAATACATGAAACTGCGCGAGGAGGGCAACGATCCCGCGACGGCACACATGGCATCACAATTTACGGGAGCAATGCAGGCAGGGTTTGAGCGTGTGGCTTTCCTGTTCAACTTCGTGCCATCGTCTGTAATTGCACGGGCTACGGCAACAAGAGCAGGCAGCAGGATAATGGGAGTGCGTCCGGCGCTTGAAACCTCGACCACGTTCCGAGTGCTCTCCAAGATGGGAACCATTCAAGCGTCAGAGTATGGAGAAGAGATCGCGCAAGCCTCGGCCCCGATCCTGACTGCATTCATGGGGGAGAAGCTTGGCTGGAATCTGGCAGAGCAGTCAAAGTTCCAAGGCGAGATGCAGCAATTCAAGGAAGAGGGCGGGTTCTGGAGACCCGAGGTATTCTCGACCGTAATGGCTTTGTCCGTGTTTGGCGGGGGATTGAGCGGCATCAGCGACTCTCGGCAAGCGCAGGCTGGGCTTGAATCGTTACTGCGTGACCAGACGAGGGTTGAAGCCATGGGGATCGCTCCGGCAGTAGCCGCAAAGATCGTCAATACCGTGGGAGTCGAAGAGCGCAAACAAGCCTACATCGATGCCTACGCCGAGAGGGACGTCCAATCATCGACTGCTGTTGCCGCGCAGAAACTGGTAACCGCTCAAGTTGATGCCCAGAAAGCACAAGGTGCGGCAGAACTGCTGGCAATGAAGAACGCCGGTCTGGACATCACGCGCACGGCAGACGGCTGGGCAGTGACGGACACGACGGAGCCAGATGCCGCACCGATCCCACACGCTACTGCCGAGGAGGCAATGACGACGGTCAGGAGTGTGATCAAGGCACGGGGCATGCAGCGGGAAGAGACATTCTTGGATGCGCTGTCTGACTATGCCAGTATCATGGAACCGGGGCGAACCGTCCGGCTTTCCAACAAGACCGGCACCTTGTTTGAAGACCTGACCGAAGCGATCAAGGAAGGCAGAGAACTGTCCATTGAGTCAATCTGGGACCGAGCGAATCAGGTGCGAAAGAAAGAAGGGCAGGCTCCCTTGGCGCAGGACATCAACAACCCCGAGAGCGCAGAGGCTTTGAGCGGGATGTATGTGCTGGGTCGTTCATTCAACGAGGTACAGGGCAACGTCGTCAACAAGGTCTCAATGATCATGCGTGGAGGCGGCACGGTGGACTTGGTTGAGGAGCAGGCAGAGAACGACCTGAGTCGCTCAGTCGCCAGCGGCAGGACCACTTACGACGTCGTCCGTGAGGTTATTAAAGGACTTCAGAAAGTGACCGGAGATACCTACATATTCTCCGATACTACGCGAGGCATTACGGAAGCTTGGTCTACCTTGGTCACGCTTTACACCACCGGCAAGGCGCGGGGCAATCGGATCACCAGTGGGACTCGGCGTGAGTTGCTTGCTGGGCTAAGAGAAGCACGGGGAGACCTTCCTGCGGACTACCGGGCAGAGCGTCAAAGGCTTAAAGCTGCCGAAGCCAGCGGCGCTGCTCCTTCCGCATTTGCCAAGCTGCGGGCGTACTTTGATTACCTCAAATCGATCATGGGGCATGCTGCTAAAATCGCCAATGCCCAATCCGATTTGGAGTCGTTCCGCGATACACTGGGCCAAGTCGCCCGGCTCAAGAAAGCTGCAAAGGAAGGAGCGCTGGGTGATCTGGAAGCACTCATCCGCGAGTCTGTGGGGCTGAAGGAAAAGGACGCATTTGACAGCGCACTTGCAGACAAGGTTGAAGAGATGATGCAACCGACAGACGAAGGTGCTGGGTACTCTGTCAAGACGCCAAGCAAGGCAGAGCTTGCTCGTAAAGAGACGGCTGTAGCTAAGGCTGCGGCTAAAAAGGCAGCAGAAGAACTTGCAACGGCAACGAGAATTGCCAGCGTGTTAAAAGGAGTTGGTCAACCGGAAGGTCCGCTTGTTGCAGCCAACGACGTTGCGGACGCAAAGCAAGTCCCAGCAATGATACCGGAGGAGCATATCGGCAGACGGTTTTTCCTTGCCATGGCTGATTTGCTGGGAGCATCAGGACGTGTCCGTGGAGTTCCCATGCAGGGTGGTGCAGGCTACCCGCTGATGAACTACAACCCAGCGGAGCCTACAAAAACGACTGCCGCATGGACATCGTCTCGTGAAGGGGTAGCCGCGTTGTTGCGGGACATGGCTAAAACCAACGTCATTTGGAAGGACAAGAAGGACGGGCGGCACTATGCCTTGCTTGCTCCCAACGCAATGGATCAAGAGACCCACAAGTCTAACGTCAACGCTGGCATAGTTTTCGTGGCGGACATGGCGCACGCTGTTGAAACAGGGGTGATCAACGAGGCAGACAACAAAAAGCTGTTGGCCAACATCCGTTCCAAAAACAGTACTTTGGCCGCTTTCCCTGGCTTTACTGACCCCGGCGCACTTGGGTTCTTTGGCAACTTGAGCTTTGAAAACCGGGTAGTGGTTTTTGATGCTATGCAAACCGCTGAAGCCCTTGCCGCTGGGGCACCAGTAAGTGACGTAATGCTACTGACTACACGGGACCAATCCTACCATGGGGTGGAACCCGGCGCGATGTTGTCGATGTTGCTTATCGATATCGACCGAATGGCAACGCAAGTTGACGGAAACTGGGTGCTGCGTGATGACCTGAGCGCAGCCGACTTTAACGTCCCTCCTCACTTGTCCTACGACACCATCATTCCGGGGCGATTGATTGCCCACTTCAGAACACCAATCCCGCTGGACGTTGCGATCCCTGCAATGATCGTTGGTTTCAAAATCGCATCTGACGTCAAGAACACGGCAAAGCGGAAAATGGATCCGCCAAAACCTCCGGGTAAAGTGGGTCGCCCCGGCTACCTGCTTACCAAGCTTCCAAAAGGCATCGATGGTCAGTTGCTCACCAAAACCTTGATGACGGCAATTGAGTCCGTGCAGGATTTAGGTAAAATGGGCATTCACCCGCCAGCGATCCGTGCCCTTACGGATGCGGTAGAGGGCACATGGTTGACAGTAAATACCGAAAAGGGCGCAGGGTTGAAGGAATTTCTTAAAGCACAGGCGCGATCTGAGGCGCGAAACACGCTGCGGATTTACTCCCAAAAGGAAATGATCGAGCTAGTAGAAGCCGGGACCGTTGAACTGTACGCCCTTGGCAAAGAAGTCGCCGAACGAGACGTTGCCTTTGCAATTCACAAAATGCCGGACGGCACCAAAGAACTGCGATCTGCAATCAACAACACCGGGGTGAAGGGCATGCTGCCCTTGATCGTGGCGCGGGCAATTGAAGCAGGGGCAAATCGACTGGAAGTCTATGCCGTACCAACCAAAGCCAAGCCAAAGGGAGTGCTGCCCACTGCGTTTGCAAAGCACGGCTGGGTTCAACTTGGCAAGCGCATCCCATACGATCGCAACAAGCTTGGAACAACCGAAGCCGAACGGGCGCACAAGGAAGCGGCCTTGAGGGATTTATGGACGTCTCAAGGTTGGGATGGACAAACGATGCCCGATCGGGTAATCATGTCCCATGGAGGAATCAGAACAGAAACTATTGATGACCCGACTGGACTCAGCTTGGCCGAACGAAAGACTGCGGGCGCTCGGTCCACTCCAGACGAAACTGCTGCACAAATTCGTGGGGCAGTCGGTGACGGAATACAAGAAAATGTCCCCACCGGAGGAAGTGCTGGCGGGCCTGCTGGAGGACGTGGAAGAGTCCTACCCCGAGGAACTGATACCACTGTCCAAACTCTTGAGTCCGCAAACCTGACCCCGGCTCAGCTTCGGACACTTGGGCTGACTGCCGCAAGGTACGAAGCATTGAAGGCAATTGCGGCACAGGGTGCCGGTTACAGCATCAGCACCCGGCAGAAGGCATCTCTGAAGATGCAGATGACACGGGATGAAATCCTTGATGCCATTGACAAGAGCAAGGACTGGAAGGACTTCTACACCACTTACCAATACCTGCTGGACGAGTACTTTGGGGAAGACTCAGCGGCGTTTCAGTCGATCCTGTCAATCACTTCGCAGGCTACTTCAGTCAAAGCAAACGTCGCCATTGCCCTGCGGATGTATGGGTACTGGAAGCGGGGCGAAGAGTTTGATGGCAAGAAGCGAGGGGAAGCAGAATCCGGTGCGCTGTCTGGGGTTCTGAAGAATCTGGAGCGGTGGCGTGACGACGTTGCGCTGTCCGGGCGGAAGATTTCCAACTACCAAGCGGCCAACGAAGGCGGGGAAGGTGCGACCGAGAAGGTGGTGGTTGACCGGCACATTGCCAACATGCTGTTTGGCACCAAGACCCCAACGGACGCGCAATACACCGAGGCTGAAAAGGTCTTGACCGAGATCGCCCAGAGCATAGGGTGGGAACCGCGACAGGTCCAAGCCGCCCTTTGGGCAGCATCCATTCGCAAATCAGGAACTGAACCAGCATCATATGACCAATACCTCAAAACCCTCCGAGAACGAGGAACCATCTACGAGAGAACTGGAGCAACTCCTGGAGGAGGTGGAATCTTTGCAGCAGGAGTCGAGCGACCAATTCGGCGACCTGTTACTCGCCGAGGTGCTCGAAAAGCTGGGACAGACGGGTACAGCATCAGCACCCGAGGAGGAGGAGGAGCAGGAGCAGGTAACGGAGGAGGAGGAATTGGAACTAGGGCAACTGCGCCTTTACGAGGTACGCCATCGGTCCCAGGCTTTAACGGGCCGGATTCCCGATTGGTTACCGTTGCCGAAGACTACGCCAAAAGCATTGGAATCGAGCTTCGACGTCAGTCAGAATACGCCACAGTAGACGATGACAGGGGCAAGCGGATTGCAGATGCCTACGAGGCAATGCCACATGCCCCGGACGATCCTGCCGTAAAGGAAGCTTATGATAACCTGATAAGGCAGACTACCGCACAGTACAACGCACTGGTAAATGCTGGCTATAAGTTCTGGTTCATTGACCCAAAAATCCCAGGCAACGAAGCTTACGCAAGCTCCCCATATAACGCACTAAGGGACATCAGGAACAACCAGCAGATGGGAGTATTTCCCACACTTGTTGGGTTTGGCTCCGGCGATGCTGCGGCGGATACTAACCGGATGCTTGAAGAGACCGGCATTGAGTGGCCAAGGGGTGGCTTGAACGGACGCATGGGCAAAGTGCTTGCCAACGACTTATTCCGAGCGGTGCATGATGCCTTTGGTCACGGTCTGGAAGGCGCTGGCTTCCGTGGCCGAGGAGAGGAGAACGCATGGCAGGCGCACGTTCGCCTGTTCACTGGCAGTGCGGTGGGGGCAATTACTAGCGAGACCCGTGGGCAGAACAGTTGGCTTAATTATGGCCCGTACGGGCAGGCCAACCGGAAAGCATCAACTGCGGACACCGTGTTCGCTGAACAGAAAACCGGACTGATGCCGGAGTGGACATGGACCGAGGGGAAGGTTGGCGACATGCCCGAAGAAGCACCGGCAGAAGACGGGTACAGCATTGCAAGCAGCAGCAGGCTGGAGCGGATCATGGCACGGCTTGACGAAATCGCCATCGATCCCGAGGTGCGGTTTGACATGATGCAGCGGGCGAGTGCTGCACTTGCTAAAATGGCACGGGACATTGAGTTCCGCGATGACGTTTCTGTAATGTTGAGCAGCGACGAAGCAGAGAAGTTCCAAGGGCAGCAGGCGAACGCTATGGCCCAGCTTATCGACCGTTACAGTGCCGAGGAGCAACGCAGGCAGCGGGACAACGAGGAAGCCATGAAGGCACTTAAGGCAGAGCATGAGGCGGCACTGCAAGACTTGAGCGTGAAAGCCGACATCGAGGCAGGAGGCGCACAGGAGGACGGCTGGACGACGGACCAGAAGGATGCGCTGAAGGTCCGGCAAAGGCTGGAGCAGACCACGCTCCAAGCACGGCAGCGTGCGGCGGTGGTGGCACTAGAGACTAAGCAACGCCGGGAAGGTGACGCGGCCAAGGCAAGCGAAGCGAAGGAAGTGGCACTGCTGAAAGAGAAGCAGGGGGCCGAGCGCAAGACCCGTGCGAAATCGGAAACAGAGCAGACCAAACGGCAGGACATGCTGGACGCTTTGTCTACGCTGGACGCGATCCTGACTCCATTTCCTGCCGAGGTGCGGGCCAAGGTTGGAGGCTTTGTATCGCTGGCTAAGCTGCGGACCAACGAGGCAATGGAAGCCTACCTAAAGGACAGGGTGGAAAAGCTTAACAACGCAGTCGAGAACTACCTACGCAAAGACTACGTCGAGCAAATCAAAGACCTGATCAAGAAGGGCGATGCCAAGCGGGCCACTGGTAAGAAACCCGGCGGCAAGTTGGGTGCTGAAGGGCACGTTCTGTTTGATGCCGTGAAGGCGGCAGCAGGCATGTCCGAAGAGGAAACCAACAAGGCGATCATGGCCCTTAGTGATGCCATTGAGAAGGCACGCATGGACGATCCTGACGCGGTGCCGGTGCTGGCTGAGAAGCTGCAAGCTGCGGTGATGTTTGGTGACCTAAACGGAAAAACACGGACGGCACGGGACTTGGCCAACGCATTGACTTGGCTAAAAGAAAACTACGAACGGGAGCGGACCAAATGGCGCATGGTCGAAGAAGCGCGACTTGCCGAAGTCGCACGGCTTTCGGAGTCAGGCGTAGACTCGCTTGATGGAGCTACCACCGACTCTGACCGGCTCAACTCAACGGCTGAGCTTGGGGAGTTCCGCGCTGGATCGTCAGGATTCAGCGGTGCCATGCGGGCATTGTTTGGGAAAGACTCCGAGTTGTTTAAGCGGTGGACGGCAGCTTCACGGAAGGCGATCATCCAACGCACTATTGAGTTCCAAGCCTTGCAGAAAGACTGGCGCGACCTAAAGGACCGGCTCTACGGCAAGGGCTGGAAAGGCGATCGGAAGTTGTACGACGACATCGTCGAGCCTGTGGAGAAGTCCGGGGTGCTCATCACCGACAAAATGAAGAAGTCCCGCGAGACGATCCCGGTCAATACTGCCGAGAACATCCTTGCCGGGAAAGCGCCTGAGCTTGCAGAACAATTTACCGACGCAGAGAAGGCTGAGATGCGGGTGGCACTGGATGCCAACGTCCTTGAGAAGCGACCGAAGGACACCATCTCCCTGACGCGGATCAGCGGCAGCACGGTGGGCAGCGAGATCATGCTTTCCCAAGGGCAGGCGATGCACATCTCACTTATGTGGCGGCAGGCGCAAGGACGGGCACCAATGGAGGCGCACGGGTACACCGAGGAGACGATTACCCAGGTGGAAGCGTTCATGTCGCCCGAGGCTAAAGCCATCCGCGACTGGATCGCTTCCCGGTACACTGCCGAGTGGGGAGACCTGAATGCCGTGTTTGCCGGGATGTTTGGGGTGAACCTGCCGCAGATCGACAACTACTCACCACTGACGTTCTGGAGCCAACAGCGGAAAGAGCTTGCCAATCCTGACCCGAGCGGTGGTCCGATCATGGCGCAGGGCGGAATGAGCACCGGAATGCTTAAAGAGCGTGTTGAAAAGCACGGAGCAGAACCACGGATCGTAAATGCCGTGGACGTCTTCTTCGACCACATGCGGCAGGTAGCTCACTTCAAGGCGTTTGCTGAGCTTGCACGGGAGATGCGGGGCGTAATGAGCAAGCCGGAAATGCGGCGGGCACTTGCAGTGAAGCACGGTGAGAACGGCACAAGGTTAATGGACAAGTGGATGGATGCCTTTGAGCAAGGCGGACTTACCCAGAAACCGGGATGGTTTGAAAGCCAACTGGCAAACATGGGCGGGGCGCGGGCAGTTGCAGTCTTGGCATGGAACTTCAAGTCCGCATTCACCAACGTCCTGAACCTGCTTGGCATGGCCCGCAAGATGCCGCCGGATCAATACCTAAAAGGGATCGTCCGGTTGTTTGGCGGACGCTTGAACTGGTGGGTGGGTAAAGGCTCCGTCTTCCAGAGCAGCGAAATCATCCAACGCCGCATCAATAGCGGGATGAGTCCCGAAATGCAGGCAGGTATGTCACGCATTGCCAACATGCGACCTAGTATGCTCAAGGCGTTCATGGAAGGCGGCATGGCCCTTCACGCATACAGTGACGCAATCTTTACGAGTGGTTCCGTTGCCATTGCCTACGACTTCCATCTGCGGGAGTTCCTCAAGGAAGACATTGCCCCAGAGGAAGCCCAAAGGATGGCACTGGCAGCGACCGAGCAGTCGATTGCTGACGTCACCCAGCCCACCGAGTTCCTCGACAAGAGCACCGTGGAGATGGAGCGCAACGCCATGGCGCGGGCGATCTTCTCCTTCCAGTCCGATCCCCGGCAGAAGATGGCACTTCAGATGGAAGCCTACGCTGAGAAGGATTGGGGGCGGCTTGTTAAACTTGTGATCGTTGACCATGTGGTTACCGGCTTGATCATGCAGACGATCACCAACGCATGGCGCGATGCCAACGACGACGACGATGGAGACGATGTATTCGATCCCCTGCACTGGCAGTGGAAGGATTATATGATCGCCATGGCAATCGGTCCATGGTCTGCGCTGCCTATGTTTGGTCCCGCCATCGATGCGGTTGCTGCTGCCTTTAAGAGCGGTCCAGCAATCAATGAGAGCATCCTGACCTCTGCCGGATCGTGGGCAGGGCGCGGGGTGCGAATGGCCACTTCAGAGAAGGGCAAGGTCGAGCCTTACGAGATGACCTCGGACGTCATCCGAGGCACGGCAATTGGCACTGCGATCATGACCGGCGATGCCCGGTTTGCTGTAGTGGCACGGGTGGGATCGACTGCCTTTGACCTGTTGGACAATTACATCGAAACCGAGGAGGAATCTATCTCGCACGAACTCAAGATGCGCCGACTGAAGGACAAGGAGTTGAACCCTCCTGCCGAAAAGACTGCCGAGGAAAAAGCCCAAGCCAAGGTGGACAAGGCGGCAAAGAACCTGCGGGAACTGGAGCGACTACGCGAGGAGCAGAAGGGCAAGTAGCCGAGGATTTCCGTCTTGATTTCCTCCGGCGAGGTAACCCGTAGTCTTTCCCATGGCACTGGATACTGAACTACGAGCGACAACCTACGCTGGCAACGGCTCGACTTCTTTAGCGTACCCGATCCTCTTCCCGTATCTTGATTCCGCCGACATCAAGGTGCAGGTGCAGGCGGCGGGGGCGGCAACGCCAACGGTGCTGACCGAGTCTGCTTACACCGTGCATGATGAAGAGGATGACGGCGCTCCATACGTCACGACGACTGCCGCCTATCCTTCGACCACTACCGTCCAGATTTTCCGGTTTATGGATTACCTTCAGCCGGTCGTTTTGCCAGAGGGCGGCAAGCTTTCCAGTGTGATCATTGAGCAGGCACTGGATCGTGTGACCATGCTGGCAATGCAGGGCGGCGACGGTGGGTATACCCTGCCTTCCGCCGGATCGCGGGACAGCGTAGTGTTTGCCAACGCCGGGGCGAGAGCGACGACGGTTGCCGCCCGAGTGGGACAACTGGGAGTGCAGACCGACAACGGCAGCGTCTGGCGGGCGCTCTCAACCTTTGCTGGAGATTGGCAGGAGATCATGCCAGCGATCCGATCCAACGAGCGTAACGTCCACACGCAGTCACAGTTGATTGCCGCCTTTACCGATACTGCCGCTTTGACCATCTACGTCCGCAAGGACATCGACCTGAGCGTGTCAATGACAATGGGGGCCAACAAGACTTTGGTGATGGGTGACTACAGGTTCACTCAGGTTGGGGCAAGTACCCTTATTTTGATGGGAGTAGTTGTGGCGGATCGTCGTCAAATCTTCTCCGGGTTTTCCGCCGGACAAATTATTGGCACCTTTGGCGGGACCGATGTTTTTCCTGAGTGGTGGGGACTGGTTCCCGGCTACCACGATATTGCCATTAACTGTGCCGTAAAAGCGTCAACTCTAGTTACTGCGGCAAACGGTTTTGGTATTAAGGTTTCTCTCGCCAATACGTTGTACGAGGTATCCGCACCAATCGACATGTCATTTGGCGCGGTTACATTGGAAGGCGCAGGATCAAACCTCACTTACCTTCGCAGCACCGTAAACTGGACTCCGACATGGATCAAAGCTGAAGTGTGGGGCGCTGCCGGAGACCCGCCAAACCACGCGGCCATGATTTGGATTGGCTCCGACCTCGGAACAGGAACGAACCGGAGCTTCCGAAGCAAGGTTAAAGGAATGGAAATTGAATGCGGTAACGCCTCTTTTAAATGGCGAGCCGGAGGATTGTTGCGTGTTTCTGGAATCTCTTCCAAAAGTTTTGTTGAAGAATGCTCAGTGATTGAGGACGTGTCGATTGTGTCTGCTTCTGGGTTTGGAATCGGGTTTTGCCGACACAAGGCACCGGGTGGGGCTTTTGTTGCTGCGGTTGTCAACGGTTTAAGTATCCGGGACTTCTGGATTACTGGACCGACTTTCCGGGACGCTTACCCGATGTACTTCTCCCAGTGGACAAATAACTGTAGCGTGGACACGGGTACAATTGGTCCGAGCTTGGCGAAGTCTATAAGCGCCGATTACGAGACAGACACGTCACCGGCAAATGGAGGATTTGATACAACGGCAGAAGGGACGGCAACATACGATGAGCCTGCGTGGATCGTGACTTACCCATTGACCGGCATCCGAGCGGCAGGAAATTTGTCGGTTTCCAATGTCCACTTTGAAGGAATGGTTATTGGAGTGCATTGTGAATACAACAACAGCGGAGGCAACAGCATTGCCTTGACCAATCTAAACTTCTTGTCTTTGCACGATCCAATTGCAGCTCGTGGCTCGGTGTATATCAACGATGGTCGCTCTGGGAGGGACTTTGCAACTGACGCGGACGCAACGGCAGCAAGTGTGTATAATGGCACCAATTCCAACGATACCTTGCGTTATTTTGGCTACGGATGCGGGGTCTTAATTAGCAAAGGTCAATTCATGACCGGCACGGGTGGGACCATTCCGTACAATTACTTTGACAGGGTTGTCATCAACGGGATTCACGGGTCTGGCGGTGTGACGTATTTGCTGCGTGACGCCCTTTACGGTAAAAATATTACTGCATACGGCATGGGTCAAAATCCTACTTCTTCTGGTGGGGGCATCTCATTTTACAGTCGAGGTAATGGATACGCAAATGCAGTCACTCGTCCGTATGCTTCGATTACCCCAGGTGGTGGGCTATACGACCCGGTCAATCCTACAACCGCAGCAAGCACTTCCCGCACGTTCTTTGTCGGCCCAATCTTTTAACCCATGGAAATCGCCGATCCTCTGATCATCACCGCGATTGGTTCCCTGACCGGGGCAATTGTCATCCTGTTCCGAAGGTCCGAGATTTGTCTGTTTGACCGGGACAAGCAAGCACTGCGGATCGACAGTCTTGAACGTGCCATCTACGGGTGCCCGATCACGGAGTGCCCGAACAAGCCCACATGGAAAGCGCCGATTACCACTACCCTGTCCTGCTCAATAAACCCAAACACACAACAATGAAAAACTGGAAAACTACTTTTGGCGGATTGCTTGCTGCGCTTGGTCAAGGTCTTGGACTGAGCCTGCCCCCAGAATATCTCTGGATTTCTCAGGCGTTGGTGGGTATTGGTGTGCTCGTCATGGGCTACAGTGCCGTTGACGTAAAGCAATAACACCAATGAAGCGAACCATTCTTACCTTATGCGCCACCGCCCTTTGCGGAGGACTACCTTCCTGCATCAGTCTGACCGCAGAGATCGGGCTACCCGGCAGCGGAACACCCGGCAATTTATCCGGCAAAATTGGCGGCACTTGGTCTTGGGCGCTGCCGAAGACCGAAGAACCTGCGTTGATCACTACCGAAGAGGCGTACAACATGGTCGCCAATGGCCCCGGCAAAAACCCTGTCCTTCCAATGCCATGAACGATACTGAAGACCTTACTTTTAAGGACCACCTCTGGTTGATCCTGTTCTCAGCGTTTGCTGTTGGATCGTTTGTTGCTGTGCTGATTCGGGCAAGTGCTGATGAGCCTAAGCCTTCACCAAGCCACAGTCGTTACCACGACGCTAGCCTTGACCTTGAAACGCAGCCGGTCACGACGACGCAGGCATACTACGAGCGGGAAAAGGCGACTGACAAATGAACTACTCTTTCGACCAGTACTTTCGTTGGTTGCTGCCTTGGGAAGGGACGGTCTACGAGAACGTGCCCGGTGACCCAGGGGGACCAACGAAGTACGGGATCGATCAGCGCAGTCACCCAACGGTCAACATCCGCGCACTGACCGAGGTTAAAGCAAAAGCGATTTACCGGAACGATTACTGGCGGGCCATAGCCGGAGACCAACTGCAAACCAGAACCGCATGGGCAGTGATGGACAGCGCAGTGAACTGCGGGACCAAACAAGCCGTGCGATGGCTGCAACGCGCTCTGAACGTCGAGGACGACGGGAGACTAGGCCAGGTGACCTTGGCCGCAGCTGCGGCATCCCCAGACGGTCCTGTGGCTATGTCAGTCCTGCGCCAGCGTGGCGACCACTACCTCGCGCTCGGCAAGCGTCCCCAGTTCCGCAAATTCCTGAAGGGCTGGCTGAACCGCAACGAATCACTCCGCAAAGTCCTCACTTAAATACAATTATGCAATTTACTGTAAACGCTTCAGCAAACAACCAAGCCATCGTATTCACCCCGCAGCTTGGCCAAGGCAAGCTCCTACTTGAGAACGTCAGCGCCACCGTTGCCTGCTACTTCCACCAAGGGCATTCACTTAACTCGGCACTGGTAGCCAGCGGAGCGGAACCCGGCACGGTCACCATCAACACGGAGTCCGCTGCCCATACGGCCAACTCCTCCCGGCTTGCTGCTGGCGAGTCCATTGTGCTGGACTTCAACAACGCAGTGCGTGTCCACTCCGGTGCCGCCAACGTGTCGATCACAGTCAACGCCACTCCACTGACCTGACCTAGTATGCCAGCATCCGTTCCATCCGTTCCGTCGATCAAGGGCAAGGGCAAACTTGGCATTGGCATTCGTGCGCCGATTGCCTCCGCTGGTGGAATTTACCGGCAACCAGACGGCACTTCCCGCTACTTGCGACCAGACGGAACCTCAATCTACACTCGCCCTTAAAATATGCCTGACTTAATTGTATCTGGAAACGTAGACACCATGCTTGGTGCAGCCGACAACGCTGCGATCAGATCCGCCATCGGCCTAGGCCAAACGGACGCGCCGACGTTCCTTGCCCAAACCCTGACCGGCCAAAGCCTGACCGGGACGCAGGCGACGAGTTTGCTGGACTTGTCGACTACTTGGTTGAGCA